CTATCAGAACTTGAATCAGAAGAGTTTAGAGATAGTAAAAGTGTAGAACTTAGAAAAAAACAGATTAGAACCAAGTTTGAACACAAGACATTTTCAGGCCGTATTGCCTTATCGTCTGAACAAGTTGATGATGGAGAATATAATATATCAGACTTCTTAAGTAACAAAATTACCCGTCTTTGTCGTAAAACACGTAATATTGAAATTGGAAAAATTCTAAAAGAAGCACCTGAAAAAAATGTTTCTAATTTTGACGAATTGAAAGACACCATAAACGATTTGAATCCTGAACGTCATAATACTCTTGTATTAAGTCAGTCACTATTTAAGTTTTTAGATAAAGAGAAATCTAGCGATGGAAATTATATTTTAAAAATTAACAAGAAGGAACGATACTCAGAAAACTTATACGTTGATGATATTATTGTTGTATCTGATGAAGTACTAGGAGTAAAAGGCGATAAAGTTGCTTTCGTTGGGGATTTGTACAATTTCGCTACTTTATTTGAAAGAAATAAAAATAGCTTACGTTGGGTAAGTGAATCCGTTATTTATGGAATGAGTTTAATGCTTTATACTCGTTTCGTTGTGAAGAAAATAGAAACGGATTGCGCTTTCTTTATAAAATGGAATTAGGAGATAGGGGATGGATATTAGAGAAGTATTATCAACATTAGAAAATCTTGATGATAAAAAAGATAAGATTGCAAAAGCAAGAACAAAGTTGGAAGAAAAAGAAAAACAATTACTGGAGAGAAGAAGATTTCATTTGATAATATTGATTCTTTTCTTGAGGATAATGCTACTTCTTTAGAACAAATTGCTAAAATGAGTGAATCAATCGATCTTTTAGAGAAAGAGTATGATACTAATTTCTGGGAGGCAAAGGCAGCGATATTTGAATATATCTTTAAAGAGACTAAACGAAGAGCTGAAGAAAAGAAAATCTATAAACGTTACCAGAAGAAACTTAGAATAATTTTAGATGCCTACGATGAAATTCAATCACTAAAGAAAGATGTAGAAGAAATACATAAAGGAGTAGTTGGAGAAATAACTCAGGAGCATTCTCTTGCAGTATATCGGACAGAAGTAAATCCAACAAGTATCCTTCCGTTCTTAAATCCTGATGTCAGTGGGCATATGAATTTTTCTAAGGAATATCGTGAGATTAAAGAATATCTAGGTAAAGAGTAATTCATCAGAAACAAGGCTGATTTGAATATCAAGAAATTGATAGTTATATCAAAAGTGGCCTTGTTTTTAATTTCAGTAAATTAGTTTCACAAAATGAAGAAAGCATAAACTAAAATAGAGTATAGGCTTGGAAGCCATATATATCAGTAAGTTATAGAATGGAGTGAGTTTCACAGAATGTAAGATAAGAGAAACTGGGGAATAAATTAGAGAGATACTTCTTTAAATTGTTATATTGAAGAGTTGTCAAACTTAAAACAAAGATACCTGGTAAGTGGAGTGTTGAAAGGCTTTTAAGCTTTTGTCAGTTTGACAGAATGCAAGATAAGAAAATTTTAAAATTGAAGTGGAGGTACTTGACTATGTGTGAACTGAGTAACAGAGACCTGGACGGGATAGATATTGAGTTAGGACGATATAGAACGATTGCTAATAAAATTTACTTGAGAAGACAAGAGTTGATACATAACAAGAAACATGGAAATGAAACGTATATTAAATCTCAGAGTAAGAAAGTTTCAAATCCTACTGAAGATACTATAATTAGAATTGAAGAAGATTTAACCTTAAGATATCTGGAAGGTTTTAAATTAATTGTAGAAACCTTGATGGAAAATCTGATTGATACTGATCTAGTCATCTTTAAAATGAGATTTTTAGAAGCTGGTGTGACTTGGGAAGACGTGGCAGAGAAACTAAATAAAACTACTCGTTATATAAATAGTCGAAGAAAGGTAATCGCTAAAAGATTTATAGAACTGAAAGGATATTGACTCCCCCCACTTTGAAAAAAATTTTTTGAATACTTTGGGAACCGGTGAAGGGAACTTTTTCCAAGTCGGAGGCCTCCAAATAAAAAGGGGGTAAAAACTAATAGATTTAGGATGAAAGGCTTATTTTTAAGAAAAATTATAGAAAGCTTCAAATAAATTGTTACAAGGGATATATTTTAATTGGCAACCCTGAAAATAAAAAAGATTGACATCTAATTTTTAATGTTTTATAATGCATATGAAGCTATTATTAATAAATACAAAATTCTTAACTACTCATAATAAAACATATTGCTTAAAACAAAACATATTGCTTAAAACAAAACATATTGCCTAGAATAAAACATATTGCTTAGAATAAATCATATTACTAATTAAGAAACGTATTGCATATAATCAATTAAATTGTAGAGTTTTGACTAGATTAATAATAAAGGTAGCTTCGTTAGACGTATTTAATACGTGAATTTTATTCTAAGAGGTTTTAAAAATGGTCTATAATTTTTTAAAAGTAATTTCAATAGTTGGAATATTTTTTATGATATTTCTCGTCAGCATAGGAGTACCAACATCGTTAGTCTTAATATTGCTGACTTTGTACGTGCTTGCTCTTTTAGTAATTATTATAGTGATAACTATTATAGACAGTGACGATAATGACAAGTAATCATTACTGTTTATCCCTCAGAAAATTATCTGAGGGTTTTTCTTTGTGTCTTATGGCTATGCTGTGGAAGATATGCTATAATATTACCAGGTAATAAAAAAGCACGTTTGACCGTGCTAGTTTCTTGCCTGCTGAACTCATCAATATTACGCCCTTTTTAGGGCTTTTTTTGTGGACTTTTTTAGGAACTTTTAAAGAAATTAAAGAAAATATAAGGAAATATGATTTTAAAGAAAATCAGGAATATCAAGGCCTTTACTTACTAATGAAATATAAAAATCAAGCGGTAGCGGAATAACTCAAAATGTGATAAGATAGGGATATGAATCTGAAAGTGAAACAAAAAATACCATTAAAAATCAAGCGCATGGGAATTAATGGTGAGGGAATCGGCTTTTACCAAAAAACGTTAGTCTTTGTACCTGGAGCTTTAAAAGGAGAAGATATCTATTGTCAGATTACTTCTATTAAACGTAACTTTGCTGAAGCGAAATTATTAAAGGTCAACAAGAAGTCTAAATTCCGAGTTGTGCCAGCTTGTACTATTTACAATGAGTGCGGAGGCTGCCAAATCATGCACCTGCATTATGATAAGCAGCTGGAGTTCAAGACGGACTTGCTTCATCAAGCGCTGAAAAAATTTGCCCCTGCAGGATATGAAAATTATGAAATCCGCCCGACGATTGGTATGCAGGAACCAAAGTACTACCGTGCTAAGTTACAATTTCAGACTCGAAAATTTAAGAATCAGGTCAAGGCGGGCTTATATGCACAAAACTCTCACTATTTAGTAGAGTTGAAAGATTGCCTGGTACAAGACAAGGAAACCCAAGTGATTGCTAATCGTCTAGCAGAATTACTTACTTATCACCAGATTCCAATCACAGACGAGAGGAAAGTCCTAGGTGTCCGTACTATTATGGTTCGACGAGCAAGGAAGACCGGACAGGTTCAGATTATTATTGTTACAAACCGTCAGCTTAACTTAACCCAACTTGTAAAAGAATTAGTTAAAGATTTTCCAGAAATTGTGACAGTCGCTGTGAATACAAATACAGCTAAAACCAGTGAGATTTATGGTGAAAAGACAGAGATTATCTGGGGTCAAGAGAGTATTCAAGAAGGTGTACTCGACTATGAATTCTCACTATCCCCTAGAGCTTTCTATCAACTAAATCCTGAACAAACAGAAGTCCTCTATAGCGAGGCGGTAAAAGCGCTGGATGTTGATAAAGAAGACCATTTGATTGACGCTTATTGTGGAGTTGGAACGATTGGATTTGCCTTCGCAAAGAAAGTTAAAACACTAAGAGGTATGGATATTATTCCAGAAGCTATTGAAGATGCTAAGCGAAATGCTAAAAGAATGGGATTTGATAATACACATTACGAAGCAGGGACAGCAGAAGAGATTATTCCTCGATGGTATAAGGAAGGCTACAGAGCAAATGCACTGATTGTGGATCCACCGCGTACAGGTCTGGATGATAAGTTATTAGACACTATTCTTGCATATGTGCCAGAAAAAATGGTTTATATTTCATGTAATGTTTCAACCTTAGCACGGGATTTGGTGCGTTTGGTAGAAGTCTATGATCTTCATTATATCCAGTCGGTCGATATGTTCCCGCATACAGCTCGAACTGAAGCTGTTGT